AGTACTGTCAACCATACCAAATGTTAATCCACTAAGAACATTTCTCCCAGCGTTTTTAAATTTCTGACCAGTAGTTGCATTTGGATCAGCATTGAATCCTTTGTAACCATCATATGCTGCCATACCTACTGCTAATGGGAGGGCAAGTTTTCCCGCAACTCTACCCGCGAAACCAAGACCCTTTACTAATCCTGGCGATACTTTACTCAGAACACTTCCCGCTTTAGAACCTAAACTGGACGCACCACTAGCAATCTTACCTAAGAAACCAGTGGATTTTGCTGCTGCACCAGTTGCACCTGCTGCACCAGTTGCACCTGCTGCTCCAGTAGTTGCTAATCCAGTAGCACCTGCTGCTCCAGTAGTTGCTAATCCAGTAGCACCTGCTGCTCCAGTAGTTGCTAATCCAGTAGCACCAGCAGTTCCTGCTGTTCCCAACCCAAGCATTCCGAGTGTTCTAGTACCACCGCTGAGAACAGCACTACCAAGTGTTCTGGCACCGCCCACAAGACCGCGAGCAAGTCCTCCTATTCTGCCTCTGATACCACGAGCTGCCATACGGGCGCGAGCACGTATTCTTCCTCTGGTTCTTCTTGGACCTCTTCTTCTATCTGGGAGATCGATATCAATATCACCGCCGCCGCCACCGTCACCGCCGTCGCCTCCAGCAGCACCATTTTGATTATCTGATGACATCTTCTTCATCAGTTCTAGTATTTCTTTCAATACATCGACTGTTTCAGTTGTCTTTTCTTGAGTGGTATTAGAATACTCTTGTATTAAAACATTAGATTCAGCAGTTTTTTGTAGTGCTTCAATTGTTGCATCTTTAGAGATGCCTGCTGCATCTTCTTGACTCTCACTATTTACAAGAGTAGAACTTTTCTTTTCTTTTTCTGTTGATTCTGACTTCTGTTTTTCTTCTTTAAAGTATTCCTCGATAACTTTCTTGAACGTATCAGATGCAGATACAGATTGAGTTTGATTAGATTCTGAATCTATTCTGTTCATCAACCGTTCGCGTTTTTCAGTATCAGATCTGACTACATTATCATAGAAAGTGCCTTCTTGGTCAGGGTCAGCACCAACTGCTATTTTAAAACCACGTTTTACATCTCTACCTAAATTAGAAGCAAATCCTTTGGCGAGTTTTCCGATGCCTTGTCTATTTTTTTCTACAGGTTCTTCTTCGGTGTTCATACCAACTGAACGACCAAGGCGATTTAAAAATGTATCTTTTTCGCCAGTTAATGTATACCCAGATGCCTTTACTGCTTCCTCGCGAGATTTTTCTTCCATCTCTTTACCGAGTTTTTGTAAGATCGGATTGTCAGATTTTTGTAGATCCTTTGTGATACTAACAATCTTACCGATTGCCTTCTCAAACTCTTTCATGTTTTTAGTTTGTAACTTGGTGATCTCATCTATCATTGTTTTGATCAATGCTTTTTGATCATCATTTGTTTCTTCGCGCAGTTCTAGTGCTGAAGACTCAAAAGTTTGCATGAAAGTTGAGATCATAGATTGTGTAGCAGTAGGATTTGCTTCTGCCATCGAACCTGGATTTACTGCAGCAGCAATCTTAGAAAGTTGACTTTCCTTGCCGATACCTTTAGTTTGCTGTTGCTGTTCCATTTATTCCTGATTCTCTGCTTTCTTTTTAAGATGCGCCATTAGCATCCCTATGTAAACTTCCCTCTCCCAAGGCATCATATTCTCTAATTCGGTCAAACTATATTTATGTTCATGCATTAAAATAAAGTTGATTTTGTAGAAATTCATCAAGTTATCATGAGAAAGGGTTATCCGAAAAAATTTTCAACACCATCCACGACTACAGTGTTTTCTGTTCCGCATTTAGAGCATGTGTAATCAATATTGTGGAAGATCTTTGGTGCAGTAACAAAGAATTCTACGATCTTCTCAAACTGTTCGTTTGTTAATCCTTCGATGAAGGCAGCAATTTCTTCAGTAGTTTGATCTTTCGCATCATGAATTTCATCTTGTGTGAAGACTTTATCAATACACGACACAACTAAATCAAACACGGGCAAGTCGTCATCTACTAGAACTTCTGCAGTAGGATACTTCATGATAACACCAACATCGGGTGTGATCATAATTTTATTTTTGTGCTCAGGAGATATTTGTAATTCAATGTTTTCTAGATCCAAGATCGTTGGAGTTTTATGACCGCACTCACCACAAATCAAGTTAAACTCTGAATCCTTACCAATAGACTGCGAGCGCAATTTAATAAAGATGTTCTGTATATCAAAGAATGGTAATTTCTCTGCGTCGATCTTATCATCAGAGCAAGAGTTAATGACTTGCTGCATTGCTCGAATCATATCTGCTCGCTGATTTGATTCTGCTGCTAAAATTAAAATCTTTTCCTCTTTCACGAGGAATGGTCTCATTGATACCTTTTGTTTTGTTGAATACACTTCAACGTCAAATGTCGGTACTGATATTGTAGGTAGTGCCATAATTTACTCCAATTATTTAAGTGTCTTCAAATTGTGGGATGTCATTTTCAACATCATTTATTAACTGATCAGCGTCGATATTATCATCACCGACGATATTATCATTGATATAGTCAGATTCAGATTCTGAATTTGGTTCTCCATTTTGCCCGATAGATATCCATTTCTTGTATGCAAACGTTACTGGCATACGTAAAACTTCAGAATTAGTGGAGGACACGGAAATTGGTGCCATTGAACGAGGAAACGCATCTATAATTTCCCATTCGGCAATAACTTCGTCTTTTAAATTCAATGACACCAGAGTGATGTTCGAATAATATTCAGAAGGATAACTTAGATATCTAGAAACAGGATTTACGATAGATGTCATCCAGTCTTGAAAGAAACGTTTTGCTGCCCATGTGGTATCGACTAAAAATGTGAATGTTATTGCATCACCGCCGAAGTCAATCACATTTGCTCTTTGTTCATTAAGATTGTTTATTCTGACTGGTCTTGTTCCAACGAGAATTCCTGGAAACAATCCATCTTCAACCATTAATGAAATTTCTCTTGTATCACCACCTACACCAAGAACTCCTGGAGTCTGAAACCTTACTTCGAATCTGCTGGCTCTTGCGAAGTCAGTCTCGCGAACTCTCGCGAGAAAATCTGCAATTGTGTGACCTGCTGTTGCCATTAGAATTTGCTCCTAGAATCTCTGAATACCTGTTCTTTCGTGGCGCCAACAAAATTCTCGATCGGTAAGAATATTGCTGCTTGCCAGTCTTCAGGGTTGACTTTCATAAATTGAGAATTAACATGATTGGTCAGGTAATGTTTAATACATGGTTTGACTTCATTCGCGTTCTTCAAGTTGTTTAATAGATTGTATGACATACGCAACTTGGTTGTTTCAGAATATGTCTTGGTTGTTTTGTAATCTAACAACTCACCAAGAACTTGTGCTCGTAGTAAATACGGCAGGTAATGTAAATTGATTCCATAGAATCCACCTTTTGCTGGTCCGAATGGTAGCACCAACGGAAAGGTGTCATAGAAAGGAAGTTCTTCCTTCAACTTTGGATCGTAGAAATACAGATACATTGAACCAATCTCTATATTGGTCTTCAATTCACCAATATCTGACTTCATTACGCTGTTCTGAGACAACCTCGCGCCAACGAGATTTTTCACATTGTTCATATACCAATCCATGGACCTTTGTCCATCACCTGCTTTGGCACGAAGTCTCTGAAACGGATTTGCCAATTACCTACCTTGTCCTCTGTATGCTTTATAGTTAGCACGTTTACGTTTATTCATGGTTGAAAACTTAATCGAAGAGGCACTACCACCAATTGTGGTCTTACCCTTTTTCTGATTAGTAAAGGAAATCTTAGTATTTCCGCCACCTGATTTTGCTTTTGCCATAGATATTCTCCTTCTTATTTATTACGGATTCCCAACTCTTTTTCAGTTAGTATGATGAATTTCCATCCTCTATCTTCACAAAATTCAGTAGCAAATTTCCACTTTGCTTGGTTTACACCCCATTGCATAACTTCCTGTAGAAACTTTTTTGTTTTTCTAGCAGGCACTTTGGGTTCTTTAGTAAACTTCTGCGGTTTTACCTCAACCAGATACTTCTTTGTAACACCACTCTTTTCTTGAACCTTGATATAAAAATCCACGAAATATCTATGTACTCGATTATCTAAAGGAGAGATATAAGGTATGGGCAACTCTTCAGATCCCCATTCCAATATGTTGTCGTTGTTATCACACCATTTCATAAACTTTAGTTCCCAACTGGAACGATAAACAATGTTGTTCGGATTCCCAATGTATTTCTTTGGATGTTGTATTTTATACAGACCTTTCAAAGTTTCCTTGCCATAACTCATATAAATATTCCAAACTCTATACTTAATAGGATATTTATTCTAGATGGCATTAACTCCTGCACCCGCACCTCCTGCGCAAACTCCTGCTCCTGGAGCAACTGCACCTGCTGCTCCTGCAAAGGCACCTGAACCAAAAAAAGAAAGTCGGTTCAGTAGAGGTACTGCACCACTCAATTTTCTAGAAACACCACTAGATAAAGATGGGCAGAAACGCTATCCAATAAACGTCGGAAATTCTGCAGAATTTCCACATTATGTTGTGTTCTATCCGCTTGTTCGCGAGGGAACAAAACGTGGTAAAGAACTGTTAGCATCTGGTGGCGGTCAAATTTTTGATCAAACAGACCAGAACAGAGTTGATCCAGAGAACGGCAAGGTGGCAACAGGAGCAGCAGGTGCACTAATTGGCGCAGGGTTGGGTAGTGCTGCTGGCATCGGCGCTGCGACTTCTCTTGGTGCACGTCTAAAAGAAAACGGTGGTAATACTGTTAATCCCAACCCAAATTCTACGGGTGGTCCAGTTTCGATTGTTACTAAACTCGCAGCAGGACTTGCTGGGGGAATTCTAGGAGCAGGAGCAGGTGCTGCGGCAGGTGTCGCTGCTAGTGCAATCGCAGGAGAGCAACGTCTGGTAATTGGTAGCGACGAGATCATCCTGTATATACCAGAAAAAATTTCATCAGGTTATAATGCAAACTATGAAACTGCAGACCTTGGTGCGCTTATTGGTGGTCTTGCTTCAGGGAAGGCATCACTTGGTGGTTTAGTTTCAGAGGGATCTGAAACTGCTGATTATCTTGTAAGAAAAGCAGGTCGAATCGCAAACATTGCTGGGTTTGATCAGTTTACTAATGTCCTACAAGCAACTTCGAAAAGAGTAGAAAACCCATATAAAGAGCAGTTGTTTAGATCTATGGGGTTTAGAAAATTCTCATTTGACTATAGATTTGCACCATATAATGAGGACGAAGCAGATGTCGTTTTCGGTAAAAACGGTATACTTGAGTTGTTTACAACACACATGCATCCAACTATGAGTCCCAATGGATTGTTCCAAACATATCCGTCAGAATTTATGATCATCTATTATCATAATGGCGCCGAGAACACATATGTCAGAAAAATATCAAATTGCGTACTGACAGATATGGTTATAGATTATGGTGCAGAAGGATTTACCACCTTCTCTAATGGATGTCCGACTGAAGCATTTGTCAGATTACAATTCTCTGAGTTGGAAACTCTGACAACAGAAAGAATCGATAAGGGATACTAATATGCTTTTTTCTATGTTCCCCCGATTGCTCGTTAATACAATTACGCCAAATACAGCAACAGTTGTAACTGATATATTTCGCAGAATTTCACTGAATAAATTTAAGAGCAATGTTGTTTTCTTGCAGACAATCACTGTTCCGGATGGTTATACGGTCGAGCAAGTTTCTGATAAATACTATAGCAGTCCAGAGTATCATTGGGTAATTATGACTATAAATGAAATCGTTGATATTCGCAAAGAATGGCCTTTGAGTGGTTCGGATCTTCTAGCATATTCTAAAAAGAAATATGGCGAAACTGGAATCTACGAAACGCATCATTATAGAACAACAGATACTGATAAAATAATCGTTGATTATGATGCCGCAGATCTTGCCAATGGAGATATCGAAGAAGTAACTAATATACAATACGAAGAAGAATTAAACGATTCTAAGCGCGAAATTAAGATGTTAGATCCAAAATACTTAGCAGAGTTTGTATCCATATACTCGAGTTTGATTAGTAGGTAATTATAATGGCAGAAAACAGAGTAGATCCAACACAATCTACACCACCCCCAAAAAAAGCAATTAGTGATGCGCTAACGAAACCAGGAGATGTAATTGTTGCAACTCTGGACTTAATTGTTGTATCTTCAGAACAACCTCTGGATTTAAAACCATTCATGATGGAAATAAATCTATACGAGGACATTTTCTCTCCTACCTTACATGGTTCGGTTGTTATTCGTGATTCGCTTAATCTTATTGGAAGATTACCAATCATTGGTGATGAAATTCTCACGTTGGATATTCAAACCCCATGGGGAGAACTTGGCGGATATGCAAAAAGTAATCTTGGAACATTTGATCCAATCAATAAGATTCAGAAATCATTTTCAGTATATGCCGTAAAGAACCGCAAATTAAACAACGACAGAGAGCAATATTACGAACTGCTGTTTTGTTCTCTCGAAGCATCATCTGATAATGTTACAAAAATATGTAAAAAATTTGAAGGCACTACTGACGAAATTGCTGCTGAAATTTTTACAGAAAATATGAAATCGCCGAGATTTTTTACTAATAAAGATTCGGCGATCGGAGTAGAGTCACAATCCGACTCAACCGAAGAAAATAGTCAGACAAAAATGGAATTGTTCATTTCAGACACTCCGCACGATACGCATATAACGTTTGTGCCGCCGATGTGGACACCAATCCAAACATTGAATTGGTTGGCAAAACGTTCAATTGGTCTAAAATATAAATCTCCAACGTTTATGTTCTATGAAACAACTAAGGGATTTTATTTTGCATCAATAGAAAGTCTTGTAAAAAATCAATTAGAAAATGGAGACATATATTCGGCGTTCGTTTATAATACTAATTTGGATAACTTACAAACTGTTTCTTCGTTAACAAAGGGTTTCCAAACAATTGAAGCGTTGGAATTTATTACTAATTTGGATGTTATTCAGAGTCAAGATTTGGGACATTTCGCTAGTGTTGTGCATTCTTTTGATATGGTCAAAAAAGAATACACGGCATATCATTATGATCATGGATTCAATTATAAAAAATACCACCACATGGAAGATGGAACATTAGATCCTTCCTCGGGAGCATATACATTCCCTGAGATTGATAACGACGATCCTACCAAAACCAACAAAAAATACAAAACGATTTTTCCGATTAATGTTATGCGTTCTGCTGATAGTAAACCGTTTGTTTCTACTGTTAATCCAGGTGTGCTTGATTCAACAGAAGATTCTATTGATTTACGCCCGCAAGATTTTGTTTCACAGAGAAACAGTTCTTTGATGGACTTAACCACATTGAGATTACAACTTACAGTCCCAGGAAGAACAGACGCAGAAGTTGGTAGAATGATCAAACTATTCTATCCATCCGTCGGGGAAAAAACTAATGAGGATTCTGAAGCATTGATATGGGATAAATTCATAACTGGAATTTATATGATAACTGCTATACATCATCAAATATCTCCATTGCGTCATACTATGTTCTTAGAGATTTCTAAAGATTCATACGCACAAGAAATATATGAAGTTGAGGAAGTTGGTGGTTCGGAAAATACTGGAACTCCAGCAACCGATCCTGCAGCACCAACATCAGATCCTGCTAACCCAGCAACGAATTCGACCAAACCTGTTGGTAAGGGTTCGTTTATTGGTGATAGTATTGCACAAGGTCTAGGTTCTGTCGCCAAAGATGCATCAACTAATGCTACTGTTGGGTGGAACACTGATAAAATTAAACAAAATTATACTGCCAAGGGCGGTTCTGATTATACAGTTATTTCTATGGGATCCAACGATAAGGGATATCCAAACATCAAGACTGTTGAAAATGCAACTGCAGTAAGAGAATCTATTAAGGCGCAAACGAAGAAAGTTATTTGGATTCTTCCATATGATGCTACGATTGCGCAGAAGATTCAAGGTGTTGCGTCTAAATATGGTGACAAAACAATTAAACTATCAGAGTTTCCTTCTAATGATGGATTGCATCCAAAGAGTTATCAGAAGGTTCTTGAACGTGTTAATAGTGTGATAGGAAGTTAAAAATGACAATGGACAATATTACATCCAATAATAATGCAAATTTTTATTGGTGGTTTGGAGTAGTTGAAGATCGCGACGATCCTCTACGATTGGGTAGATGTCGCGTAAGAATTATTGGGTATCATACAGAAGATAACGAAACACTTCCGACAGAAGATCTTCCATGGGCATTGCCTGTCATGCCAGCAAACTCGGCAGGAACTTCTGGTGTTGGTTGGTCTCCAACAGGAGCAGTAGAAGGTTCTTGGGTTGTAGGTTTCTTTGCTGATGGCGAGGGCGGACAACATCCCATGTTTTTCGGTACTGTTGGATCCATTCCAGGTGGTTTGGCATCTGCAGATTGTGCTCCTTCCGAGGGGCCTGGTTCTTCTGGTGATAATGCCACCTCTAATGGTGATAATACTAGCGGAGATGTCGGCGATGTAGTACAACCAACGGGTGATGCAAAAAATCTGGAATCTTACTTGGAATCTTGGTTAGACGCTAATGGCGCTAAAAAAATAAAAGGATACACTCCGCTCGCCAAAGCTATGATAATGGCGCAATGCTGTCACGAGTCAGCCAACTTCACGAAAATGACAGAAGTGGGCGACGACAATTATATTAATAATGGTAGACGCAAAGATGGGTCAAAGGCGCATAGCGGTTATGATATTACAAGCATAGACCCAGAAGGCAGAAAAAGAGCAAGATTAAATGGTAATACGAAACCAGGAGATGGAAAGAAATATCGCGGAAGAGGGTTTTTGGGACTTACTTGGAAAATTAATTATCGAAACGCTGGGAAATATCTCAACCAACCGCTGGAGGAAAATCCAGAGTTGGCAGCAACTAAAGAAGTCGCAGCATTAATACTAATTTACTACTTCAACAAAGAACGACCTAACATCGGTAAAAATAATAGATGGGGCGATATCGAGTACGTATCTACAGCAATTAATGGAACCACTCCAGCACTTGGTCTTGCTGACAGAAAAAAGAAATTTGCCTTCTATAGAAATAAGTATAAGGTATAACCAATGAAAAAATATGATCCATTTACACCATATTTCACAACTGTTGATACGATCAACATGGGTGAAGAAGAAACTATCGGTTCTCTGTCGCGGGATGATGTAGTTACGCTTCTGAAACAAATTCAGAATGCAATGACGTTACAATATTATAATAAAGTTTATACCTTTGGTCAAACTTCTCCTGGTCCTGGTTATAGTTTATTGGCATCAAAGGGCGGTCAATTAACCAATGATGGTGATCAATGGAAATTCATGGTCGTTCATTCCGATGGTGAATATGGCGTATATAAACTTGGCGTAACACAATTAATTGATTCTGGTATTGTTGGTAAAGAACTAAATGACTGGATCAATAATAATCTACCCAATATTCCTGTTCCTTCGAAGGGTAACGAGGAATACGAGAGTTGGTATAATCGATTTGCAAAATACAAATCTAGAGGTGAAACGCGAATAATTGAAGCACCAGTTTCGCAAAGAAACAATGCTTTATATTATATGTTGCTTCATACTGTTAATGGCGGGAATGACAAATTCAACGTCCCTGTTCATCAAGAATTAAAGTCTGCGATGAACCAGGATCGTTATCTCGAACCTACTAATATGCATGATGGGTTTATTGCGCAACCATGGTTGCAAGATCTTGCAGCATCAAATCTTTTAAAATTCACATACCAATTATTATTAACATCTAGAGCCTTGACACCAGAGGTTGATAAGAAAACTCTCGCTGGTGTTCTTTCTCTTTCTCTTTGCTTTAATATTGACGCAGCGCAAAATTATTTACGTGGAACTATTAAGTCAGATGAAAATGGCGTTTCAGCGAAATATTGGTTTGATGTTGGATTCAATGCAGTTGCACTTCCAATTGAAAAGGTTGATACTCCAGGTCCAACACCAAATACAACAAGCAATCCGAAACCAGAAGAAGTAACACCACCACCAACAGAAGATGCACAACCTATTGTTGGTGAGACAACTGTAGAAACTACACAAACTTCTAAATCTCCGACCGAGAATAAAGTAGTTACTCAAAAAATAACTAAGAATATTGTAAATGGAACAATCATTTATGAATTGACTTCGGCAGGAACAATTTCTGCTAAAGTGGTTACTGGTACTTATCAACCTAAAACAAAACCTTCTACAACAGTAAATAATCCATCTGAATATAGTCAGAGTGGAATCAAACATATTGTTGAATTTCTTGGCAGCGATACCATAAATTTAACAATAATCGATCGACTAGATAACAACAGAACTCTGTTTAGCGAGACAGATAAAGATTATATTTCTCTTGGTGTTCGCGCATCAACTAAACTCTCAGAACTTTATAAGTCTGAGCGCGATAGTTTACACAATCGTGCTTCTTTCGGCACATGGTTGCTTGCTATTGAAGATAGCATCAGTTGGTTGGCAAATCAATATCCTAAACTTGCGAAAGATTTACTTGTTGATTTTGCAGCAAAACAAACGGAAGGATCAAACGGCGATGCGCAAAGCAATAAAACAATCGCAT